TCGACGCGGGGATCTTCCGTGAGGAACGGGTCGGTTGCCGCATCATACAGTCCCACGCCCCACGCCATCGTCGCGTCAGTCTGCGGCCCGAGCATCGCGACATATTCATCCGGTGTGAGGATGTTCAGGAAATCCGTCTTCTTGATACGCAAGACCGTCACAGGTGGGGGCGGCGCGGTCCACGTATCGGTGGCGGGGTCATACGTGCCGTCAAGTTGTGCCGAGGGATCGTCAGTCACATCGACAAACAGATAGGTGTCATCTGGTGCCACTGGCCCAGGCGGGTCGCCGTCCCATTCTGAATAAGCGACGTAATCGGACGTTCGCATCTGTAATTGTCGCATGTTATTTCCCCGCTTAGTTATACTCCACAACTTGATACGAAAGAGTGCATGCCCCAGCACTGACGAGACGTGATGTAGTCACGGTCGTCGTGTTGGTTAATACCATTTTCGCAAAGGCGTCAGTTGCGTCCGTATACCCGCCTGCGACATTGAAATCACTGCCGCCCCAGAGGACAACAGACTTCGCCAAGACTACGGCGGTGACGGTCGCTGTCGCGCTGGCACCCGTCATAGAAATGGTACCCCGCTGTATGCTCTTGATAACGCTAACAATCTTATTGGCGGTCGGTACCTGTGACCACATTTGTGCCGGCGTTGCGCCACTCTTCATGGTGTAATCCTCATGACATAACCCGAGAGCACGATGACGTTCGCGACGGCTGCAAACGCCTTGACCGTCAGTGCTGCTGAGCCGTTGCCGAGCAATATCAGTCCGTCGACGGCAAGTGTTAGGCCGCTCTTCACAGTCACCGTCTGGACGATGTTTTGGTCAGGCACCGTCGCGCCACCAAACTCGATGGTCAACACCACGTCGGCGGAATGTCCGTTGTAGGCCCAGATACTGAGCCTGTCGATCACTGTCGCGCTCGTACCCGTCGTGTGGATGAGCGTCCCCGCCGTGGATGTCGCGACGACCTTTACCCCCTGTCCCTGCGTGCTGCCAGAGAACGGGATCATTGCTGTTGCGTTTGCCATTAGTTCACCATCGCCTCAATTTGGAGAAAGTCATTTGTTTCCACGACAGCCACTGCCGCGCTCGTCCAATTCCCACCAGCACTGGTCAGCACATTTCCCGCCGTGGACGGTGCGACGGAGGCCACATTCCCCGTTCCCGCCCCGACGAGGACGCTCGCTGACGGTATTGTAGAGAGACCTGTTCCGCCCTGCGCGACAACAAGTGGTGTGTTCAGTCCCCCGCTCAGCGTGACAGCCCCCGTTACTCCAAGCGTCCCGCCCACCACCGCATTGCGCGAGGCAAAGACATCACGGGGCCGAGACGCGCCGGACTTGCCGATGTCGTAGGTGTTATCGGTGAACAGCAGATCCTGTGTAATCGGGTTCGGTAACGCCCCTACCACCGCTGTCGTCGACGCGAGCAGCAACGAGGAACTGGTGAGTCCCACGCCCACCTGACGTGACAGAACCGGAGCCGATGACACAATGGCCCCCGGTGTCGCGCCAACGTAATACGTGGTGCCGACAACCACCGTCCCTGCACTGTTGACCTCACCCGCCAGTCTGATGGTGCCGGCGGTGTTAATCGCAATGGCACTCACCGCCACGCCGATGCTCTGCGGGGTTGTGCTAGTCGCGGCAACGTCCGAGTCGGTCAGATACCACTTCCCAGCCGTCAGTGCGGGGGACTCAGCCGCACTGGAGAGGTACAGCACCTGTCCGGCCGTGACCGCTACGCCGACCGTGCCTTCGATGTCGAGGTTGACCGATGCGCCTGGGACCGCCTGCACATTGTCCTGGTCGTCAATGGTGACATCGGCGCTGGTTGTAATAATAAACCGGAGATTGGCCCCAGCCGAGAGATAGGCCACATACCGACCAGCGCTATCAGCCACAATCGGGTTGGCGTTCGCCACGTTCAGAGCTGAGGTCGTATACGTTGTTGCTCTGTCCGTCGTGCCGGCCACGTAGGTGTTAATCTTCGCCCCAGACACGGCCACGCCATCGCCATCGAGGACGGTCTGATACGGGGTCGGGGTCAGTGTGCCTGCCATGTGTGTGTCCTCTGTGACAAAGAGCGGTTAACGCCGTGCGAGCGGATCCCCAGTGAGCGTCTGGCCGCGCTGGATGCGGTCATTGAGCGAGGGGAGGATGTCGGCCATGGTCCCCGTGCGTTCTTCGTCTCCGGGGAGATATTGCTCCGTGGCGGGTACCATGGAAGCTCCGGTCCCAGCCAATGTTGGGATTGTTCCACGTCGCACCTCTGACATACGTCCTCCGATAAACTGCTTTGCCCATGCCAACAGGCGGGATCCTTCGGCCCCCAGGTCAGGGATAACTTCATCTGATTGCGACATTAACTCATTGAACAGCACTGGGTCAGACATGGCCTCCAAGAGGAGCTTGTCGGCATGCTGGTGCAATGCTTGCTGCACGAGAAATCCAGCCGCCTCAGACCCTTTGCTCGCCCCTGACAATGTCGCTCCTGTTGTTCCAGAGGCTGCGTAGGCTCCTGCCTTCATTCCCCCAATTCTCGCAAAAAGCGTAGTAGCGCCGCGTATAGCTGCCACCCCCCTAGGGAGCGGTCTCTCACCGCCGGCAATACTGGGGCTTAGTGGGCCAGCCGCCATTTGAATCTTTTTTAACTCATCTGACAGAATCGCGAGTCGGTCCAAATCTTCAACATCAAAGAATCTCTCAAAGACCGCTCTTGTTTTAGGCTGGTTGATCAGCCCAAGCATCCGCTTCCCGTTCGGGATCCGATTACCCAATTCATCCAACGCTTGATTCCCGTATGCGGCAAAATCCATCAGTGAAGAGCGTGACGCTTGATTCCATTCTTCGACACGCTGATCGTAATCTTTAATCTGGGCTGCAAGATCAGGCCTATCAAGTGACTCACCAGCATTCGCAACTCGTGGATCTACCCCATTGGCAAGCTCTGACTCCCGAGTTAATCTGGCGAGCGGTGTGTCCGACCCCATGACCGCAGAGATGGTCTTTTTCGTATTGCCCAGGGCTTCCGCACTTGTGAGACCCTGCGTGGCCTGATTCATCTGTTCAAGCAAGTGCGGTCGCTCACGCAACAGATCCCGATTGCGTCGAAGGAACCCACTTGCCTGAGTGGCGCTATAGGTGCCGTTGGCAGTAGCGGCAGTTAAGAATCTCTCCATCAGATAATCATCGATGGCCTGCGATCCCCGAGTGGGGTCGTGCTCTCCGAATTCGATAGCCCTGTTCAATGCGTTGTTTCTCGCGATCCCTCTCTCGCCTCCTTGCGTGCCCAGTGTCTCTCCCAGTGTTTCTATGGGCGTCGTCGTGCGTCCCGTGTTAGAGATGCGAGACATTGACCCCGTTCTGAATGTTTGGTTCAAGTCCCTTGAATATGCCCGTGCTGCCCTTAGTGCCGTCGAGACCGTAGTTGGGGCATCATCTGGCCCCAGTAGATCCCTCCATCCCGCCTCTCGCAATATCCCGGCAGCTCTCGCGAGTGGTCTGTTCTGAGATTGAGCGGCTGCGGACTCTATGTCGCCCATTTTGGAGACGAAATCATGAATCAATCTCTGATTCTCGTATTCACCGAATACGTCGCCTGCGTCAGCAGATTCCATATCCAGTTGTTTCATGGCGTCGTCAATCGTGCTGGCGGGCAAGCCCATCTCTTCCAACTCAGCCCGTGCTCCTGTTTGGTTTTCCTGGTCGCCCAGGAATCGACGTGCTGGTGCGGGAAGGTCGGCCTCATTAACTGCTGACGTTGATTCTAGTAATTCTTTCCAGGCTGCATGCAAATTCTCGGTTGGGATCGGATCGTCGTCAGCCGCTGTCCATAATCTCAACTGCTCTTCCTTTGCCGCCCTATACGCTGACGCAAATTCTTCATCGTAAATGGCAGAGGATTCCCCACGTGTCGCTACACCCAGAGCTTCAATCTTATCGTTAGCCCTGGTTCTTGCGTTATTGATAAGTGATTCAATGTTCTGAGCATCTACTTGACTCTCAATGCGACCCGCAAGATTCCCCTGTGAGGTGTTTATTTGTTCATCGAGGGCTGCGAGCGCGACGGGACTCTGGGATGCTTGGTGCCGTTCCATGGCAAGAAGATTCGGATCTCCCGTAGACTGCGCGGGGGATAAATAGGACCCACCGGGCATCTCTTGCCCTGCACCTCTGGCAACGGATTGCACTATCGCCTTAGGGTTAGCTACTCTCATTCTCACTTGCGTGCCCGCTGCTTTTTTGGCCCCTTCCTTGGTGTATGGTGCAAATCCCTCCATTAGCATGTCCCGCATGCTATGAGCGCCCCCTCTTACCTTGTCGCGGATCCTCCGAGGGTTGAGTAGCGCCGATTGAGACAACACGCTACTGCCTATGCCTGCCACACCGCCCCCCACGATATTGCCCAGCTCCTCATATCCTGGAGGCAGTACGTCTGAGGCTATTTGTTGTCCGGCCCCAGCCCCGGCCCCTGCTGCCACTTCTGTGGCGATTGCTGTCCCAGGAGCCTCGATGAAAGGCGCTCGTATGGCACGGGAAATCGCCGGCAAGTATTGACCCAGTCCTGTTTTTGCCGCTCCATATCTTGCGAGATTGCCGACGCCGCCGACAAGCAAAGGGATGACCCCGGCTGCCTGCCCTATTGCGTGAGGTACTACCTCTCCGAACCCCTCCGGTTCACGTTCAGGGATATTGATTTTTATCTTTCGAGAGACCTCATTAAGCCAATCCTCTCCGAGACCCATCGTCGCTGTGCTTTCAATCCCCTTATTGATAAACGCCGCCGGACCTTCAAGGCCGAAAAAGCCTCCCGTGTTGGGTGGGGGATCGTCGTATACGTTATACGTCCCATCGGGAGCCTTCCGCACAGCAAGGCCTTGCGCTCTCGCCTCTGAGGGCGTCGATGGAGGCTCTGGGGCCGCTGCCGCCTGAGGATTGTAAGTTACGTCCCAGGTTCCATCTGGACGAGATTCGACGGTCCAGTCAGGATTCTCTCTCGCCTCATCAAGCGTCCGTGGTCTCTGTGGAGGCATTATTTATTCTCCATCAGGTTGCCTTCAGAGTTGAATCTAAGTTTTATGGGGCCAGCGCCCGAACTATCTTGTTTTCCTGGCGCTCCCAAGACATCGATAGCCTGTAGGATGGCCCCGATATCATCAATGTTCCCCCGGTATCTCCGGTCCAACGTTCGACGCAATAAGGTGTCCAGCTCTATGATGCTCACGCCTACAGTGTCAGGAGAGATCCATGCGCCCGTATTCAAATTGATGCTTTTTTCAATAGCGACACGTTCGCGATCCGCCAACCGAGGGTTCTCGGCCAGCGCCCGTGATACGATGTGCCTCACCATGTCTATCGCGAGCATGTTTCCCTGTGACTCCTCGCCCAGACCAGTCAAGGCACCGAAGACTCGCGTTGGTATCGAAAGGATACCTGTGGTGTATTTATCGGCTCGGTTCCACAGCTTGTCTTCCTCTGGGACCGCGTAAACGTCGAAAGCCGCCAATGAAGCCGGCACATCGACATACCCGCTCTCATCCGTGGTGAGCGCAATAGCCGGATCGACCGCCTCCGGGACTTTCTTCTCGTTGGCCAACCACCGGGGAAATGTCATCCCCTCAGGTATTAACCCTTGTGCCTTTAGCGCAGCAAATTCTGCCCGATGTCTTTCGTCTTCCGTGAGAGATCTTGAGGCACTCTGGGGCGGTCCTATTCCCCCGCCCACGCGCCGCATCTTACCATCAGGACCGCGTTCAAAGACCGTTGGCACTCCGTCCAGTGTCCCGGTCCATGGGGCACCAGGAGAGACCGGCGCTGTCGGCTCAACGTCGTAATTCCTGATCCCATCAAGGAACGCTTGGTTAGGCTGCTCAGGGACATCTTCCGGTCTGAGTCCTAGACGATCATCGGCCAGTAAGCTCGCACGCGTTGCGGGCCAGTATTCAGCCTGCAACTCGGGTGAGAGTAGGGCCATGGCTCGCGCGATTCCACGTAGGTGCTCAGACCTATCAGAGGGGCTCAACGGATCCACCCCCTTATCCTCCAACGCACGGAGACCGGTAAAGAATGTGATCCCGTCCTTAGCCCCCATGATATCGACGATGTCTTCTATGGTCCTATCGGGATTCTGCAACACGGACTTAAGCCGGATGTCCTGCTCGGCCGCCTGCGCGTCACCCGTAATCCGACGCTTGTCCTCTGCGGCCATCGACGCGGTCCGCCCGGCAGTGAAGTCCCTGTTCGTCTGCTGCACCTCCCGGTTGAGGGCACGGTCCTCCAGCGCCAACTTGCGGTCCTTCTGCGCCTGCATCTGCCCCGGTATCGCCGCGATGGTATTGCCAATGCCCTGCACGGCCCCGCCCCACGCCTGTCCGCTGGCCTGGGCGGCTCGGGCCTGGGCGTTGGCCGAGGCGATCA